CTTGGCTGATTTTTTCTGGAATGGCTGGTATTTTGCTGTTCTGGATAAATTCGACGCTAATACGGCAACCGAGTTAACTAACATGTTCGAAACTAATGCCGGTAAATTCCTACTTCTACAAGTTGAGGATTACACCACGTTAGCTACTTTGGGTTCCCAAAATTACACGATTGGCCTTCAGCATCCGGCAAATGAACCATTGGATGCTGGTCTAGTTGGTGCGGTTGCCTCCCTTACTGTTGGTTCTCAAACTTGGAAGTTCAAAAATGTGGCCGGCATCACACCTCAGCAGTATAACAATACACAATTTACAGCAATGAAAAAAGCGCATGTGATTGTGTACTTTACAACCACTGGCAGCTCCGTTGGTGAGACTTCCGAAGGCTTCACATTATCCGGTGAGTATATCGATAACCTGCATGGCGAAATCTGGGTAAAGGTTGAGATGCGTAACCGAATCCAAGCCCGTTTACAAGACCCCAAGAGTGGCAAAGTATCGTATGACAAAGTGGGGATTGACACACTGGAACAAATCGTTCGGGACGTCCTTAGTGACGCTTGGAATAACGGGATTATTCTAACCGGCGCTGACGGCAAAGGTGCTTACGATACTAGTTTCAGCACTCGTGAGCAACAGTCACAAACCGATATTCTGGCACGTGCTTATAACGGTGGAACATTCTGGTATACCCGTTCCGGCGCTATCCATAATGTCACAATTAACGGCTCGGTTATGAACTAGAGGAGGGATACAAAATGCAGAATAATGATAATAGCGGATTGATGAGCATTTATAACGCCAAGAATGTGTCAATCATTGTCGATGGTATTTCTCTTTTCGGGTTCCAATCGGGTGATATGGTTGGCTGGACGCAAGCAGAAGATAACGTCAACTTGGTTATTGATGCTCAAGGAACTGGTACAGGTTCTGAGTCCAACGATAAGCACGGCACTGTGACGGTGCATTTGTCACAAGCTTCTCCAAAAATGAAAGATCTAAACGACTTGCTGGCAGCATCGAAGTACTTCTCATTTACTGCCAAATCGGATAATGAAATGATTGAATCAAAGCATAGTTGGGTAACTAAAGCGCCTGATGGTTCATTCTCAAACACTTTAACTGCCCGTGATTGGGGATTAACGTGTGTTAAACTTGGCTATTCGGTAATCTAAGTTACTCAAAAAGGGCTGCTACTTCGGTAGTGGTCCTTTTGGGTACATACAAATATTAAAAAATAAATGGAGGAATTTCTCATGACTGAAACTACAAAGAAAACTGCAACTAACGATGTAAAGGCTCGTTTACGACAACATAAATTCACTTTCAAAAGTGCACCACTCAAGCCTGACGGCTCGGTGGATGAAGAGAACGAAAAAGAAATTTCTGTAACCGAACAATTTCCTGGCCGTCGCCAGGCGGTTGCCATTCTTGATGACTCACGTGGCTCCGCTGGTGTGATTCGGGAAAGTAACTTCTTGGATGCGGTCTTTGACAAAACCAGCAACATCTTGATCTCACCGCAAACTTTGAACTGGGATTACTTCGATACCCATACCGGTTTGGGAGACTTCTATATAGAAACGGTTTCCTTTCTTCAAAACTAGTTTTGGCGAAGCAAATACTTTTCTAGCAGAGAAGATGGCGCAAGAAGACGAGACATACTGGTACATTAACGAGGCGCTGGGTGTCGATATCAATGAATTAAAAGAAGCAACCGCAACGGAGCTGGAGTACTACATTAAACTGGCTGATTTGCATTACAAGCGATTGCAAAACGTAACTGCCGGTGGTGTGAACACTGGCCTTTTTGGTAAATAAGGGGTGTGAGATAAAATGGCTGGAGATTTAATGCGTGATGAAGGTATTGGCGTTCGTTTTGAAGCTGATCTTGCACCTTTAATTAAAGCTAATGAACTAACCGATAAGCTGGTTGATAAATGGGCGATTGTCAATAAACAGCTTGCTAAAACTGGAGATACTACCGGTTTAAGCCGTGGAATGGCTCAAGCTAATACCGAGATCAAGCGCACCGGTGATTTAGCTGATCGTAATTACAGCCAAATGAATCGTTCGATCAATCAAAGCATTGATTCGGTGAACCGGCTTGGTGATGCTACCAAGCGCATTGGCAACGAGGGGAGTAACTCTCTGAACATCGCTGCTAAACACACCAAGCTTTTAGGTCGGGCCGCTGATTCAACCAAGAACAAAGTGTCCGGCATGTGGAATAGAGCGACTAATAGCGAAGCTACTCAAAAGACGAATGACAACCTTAATAAGGTTGATGAACATCTGTCACGGGTTGGCAATTCAGCTAACAAGTCAGGGAATAAAGTTTCAGAATCCCAACGACGCACGCGCAGTGAAACCGACAAAACCACAACCAGTTTTGGGCGTTTAAAGGACGCTGGTAGTCGGCTCACCAATATGGGTAACACGATTGCAATGGCAATGATTCCCGTTGCGGCAGCCTTCAAGAAATCGGCGGACGAAGCAACCGAACTAGAGAACCGATACAAGACCATTCAAAACTTGCTGCATACCGGTGGTGAGTCAGCTTCTGCTTCTAAGGCTCAAAGTCGAGCAATGGAAAAGGAAAACAACAACTTTGCTCTGCAATATGGGGTTTCACCGACGGCAATGGCTAAAGGTGGCGAAGAACTCATTCGGCGTGGCTATTCGGGGAATCAAGAATTAGCTTCGCATAAATACTTTCTTCAAGCCGCCCGAGCTTCTGGCGACCCTTACAGCGCCGTTGTTAATTATGGTGCACCGGCTTTGGAACAGTTTGGTTACAAAACTAAGGCTGGTGATTCGCAGAAGAAAATGGCTGCCTACACCAAGATGGTGCTTAACCAGATGGCGTATGGTGCCGATTTATCCGCTACTGATTTCAGCGGTATGGGTGAATCTCTCAAGTACGCTGGTGCGACTGCCAAGAGTGGTAATCAATCTTTAGCTGGTACTATTTCTGATATCGGGGTACTTTCTAACAACGGCCAAGATGGTTCGGTTGCTGGTACTGGTCTTCGTAAGGTGATCAACTCACTGCTTGCCCCTTCAAGTGGCATGATGGGCCAAGGTGTGTCTGCCTTGAAATCGATCGGTTTAACACCGGATGATTTGCGGAGTTCCAAAGGTAATTTAAAGTCATTAGATGATGAATTCGAGCTTCTTAACCGGCACATGAAAGGCATGACCGGAACTCAAAAGGCGACGTTATTCCATCAATTATTCGGTGCAACTGGTCAAGAGTCCGCTCTAATTTTGTCAAACAATGTTAAGCAAATGAAATCACTCAATGCGCAAGTTGAGAAAGCACCTAAATATGGCAAAGGTGGCTACATTCAAGATTTGGCTCAGAAGAATATGTCTTCCTGGCAAAATCAAATTGACGTTTTTAAGCAGCATTTGAACGTCATGGGGTTAGATTTCACGAAGACCGTTCTGCCTGGTATTACTCAAGCTCTTAAGATTGGCAACAAGATACTTGGCGATTTAATTGCCATGCCGAAGCCGCTTAAAACGGTCGCTGGTTATGCAACTGCTATCGCCGCAGCTGCCGGTACTACCTATGTTAGCTATAAGATGTTAGGCAAAGTCGCCGCTGCACTTAGCGATAGTCATGGCATGGGCAACATGAAAATGGGAAATTCCAAGGCTAATGTTGCCGAAGATGTTGCAATGAATTCGATGAACATGCCTTCAGAAAAGGGTACTAAATCGCGACATTCGCTTAAGGGACTTTTTCGAAGTGGTTTATTTGGCAATGCGGCGTCTAATGTAGAAAAATCAGCTCCTAAAATAGCTGAGGGCGGTCGAATGTCTAAGCTACTTTCTGGAGCTAAAATGGTTGGATCTAAAATACCTTGGTTGGATGTCGCACTAACTTCAACAACCTTAATGGGAATGAATAAGCACAATGCTGGATCTAAAATCGGAAATTTTGGCGGCACATTAGCCGGTATGGAAGGTGGTGCCGCATTAGGTAGTTTCTTAGGACCTGCCGGTACCTTTATAGGCGGAAGCTTAGGAGCGGCCGCTGGTTCGTGGCTAGGGTCTAAAGCTGGAAAGCATATTCAAAGTAGCTTTTCAAGCAGATCTAGTAAAACTGAAAATTCTGTAAGGAAGACTAATAAACAAGCTTACAATCCATTGAGTAGTTTGCCGAAAGATGCTCAGTTAACTACCAAAAAAGCCCTTGGATATGTTGAGCAAGCTAATAAGGGATGGATTAAGACTAATTACGATACTTGGTCAAAATCCAAGCATTTGTCTGCTGACTATCAAAGCCAAAACCTGATTTACGATAAACTAGGAAAGAATCTTGATCGCTTTGTAAATCGGCAACAGTCAAGTAGTAATAAGTCAATCAGCTATCTACAAAAAATCGGAGCTATTCATGCTGCGACAGCTCAAAAGTCTTATAACGAAGAAGCCCATTGGGGAAACAGCCGAAAGCAAGTAATTAATCATGATTTACAAGCTATTAAGACTGATGAACAAAACGGTGGCCGTAATCGAGCAGCCTTAGTCGCCCGATTGGACTCAGATATTGTAAAGATCACAAGCAAAGGCTCCAACAAGCAGCGACAAATTTACCAGAAACTGCAAAATAGCACAAGCAATCTTTCTTATGGTCAGTATCGATCGGTTCTTAAGTATAGTAATCGAGCGGAAAGAGCGACACTCGCATCAGCACGGAAGTCGTACAACGGACAAGTTTCAACTGCTGAAGCAACTTATCGGCATACATTAAAGTCTGCTAAACAAGTCTATGGTGTTCACTCAAGCGAATATCAGTCAGTTAAGAAATTTGCTCAACGTCAGTATGATAAGGCAACCACTGCTGCTGAAAAACAGTATGAAGGGACAAAACACTGGGCTGAACAGCAACGCAAAAAGGTTGTAAATCAGGCTAAGTTACAAGCGACAGAAGTTGCTAACTCATTACTAACCGCAACTGGTAAGTTGGGCGGTCAACTCGGCCGGATCCTTTCTGAAAATGCACTCGCTGGGATAGTAACTCCATCAACTAAGCAAAAAAAGAATGGATTAACCAATACCATTGCTCGTAATAATCGTGGTAATCGTAATGCAAAGACAGCCAATGAAGCAACACTACCTGGACTGCCAACTTATAGTCCAGGGGCTATAACTAATAGCCGACATTTAACTGCGGCGGATCGGAAGGTCCAAAGACGAGCCAATTCGGTTGGCATTCAAACCTTACCCGGCCATGCACTTGGTGGCAAGATTAACCGTGACCAAACTGCTCTGGTTGGTGAAGGTGGACTAGAACTTGCTTACACGGTTCGTGGTCGAAAAGCTCGCTTATTAGGTGTTAATGGGCCACAACTGGCACATTTAAAGCCTGGGGAACATATTTTGAATGCTCAAGCTACCAAAAGAGTTTTGTCTGGTAGTTATGGGCAATCACTACCTGGCTATGCCAACGGCACAACCGGCTTAGGAACTTCAAAAGCAAATGGTTCAATTGATAAGTTCAGTAAGAAGTCCAAAAGGATTTGGGACAAAACTTATTCTGACACTGCCAAGTCGACCAAGAAGATCAAAAAGAATACGGTTGACGATTATGACGCTACTCAAAAGGGTAGCGTCATTCAGTTATCGCAATTATCCAAGCAAAACCGTTCTCAATGGTCCAATATTTATACCAAGACTGGCGACTACACGAACAACATTCGTAAGACTTCAGTAAAAGACTTTGACTCTATGCAAAAGGGCGTTCAAGGTCAAATGAATCAAGTTCGCAAGGGTGTCACGAATGCGGCTGATGATACGGCTACTGGATTCGGTCATGCACTTGGTCGAATGGATAATTACGCTCATAAAGCGATGTCTAACACAATTAATCAGCTGAATAACGGGATTAAGGGTATCGATAAGTCATTAGGACAATTTGGCGGCAATAATTCTGTTATCAACCCGATTCATTATGCTCAGGGCTCGAACGGTCAATTAAGCGAAGATCAAATTGCAATGGTTAACGATGCCGAGTCTGGGCCTCGTCAAGAAGGTATCATCCGTGGCAACAGTCTATACGCACCGCAGGGTAAGAATCGCGTGATCGGACTAAAGCGTGGGGATGCCGTACTGAATGGCACACAAATGCAACGTCTATCGCAGGCTCGTGGTATTACTCACTATGCCAAAGGTTCAGGCGTATCTAATGCATTCCTGAAGAAGCTGATTAGTTCAAGCGCGAAAGACCCTAGCGGTTGGCTTAAGAAGAATATGACCGTCAATATTAAATTGCATGGTACAGATTTATCAAAGGGCGCTACCAACACAGCTAAGGGTGCATATGGCAAATATGGCAACCCATGGGCCGATGAAGTTTGGAAGCAAATGAAAGATGCTCGTAGTGGTGGCGCAGGTGGTGTCGGTGGTAACTGGAGACATACACCGGGATTGGCTGAATCAAATGGTTTTAATGCTCGTCGTGGTAAAGGAATCCATGATGGCGTTGATTTTTCTGGAGCAGCTGGTTCATCTATTCGTGCTGTCCATGGCGGAACAGTTACACGAACTGGGGCAAGTGACCCATGGAATGATTACAAAGATTTAGGTAGCATTATCACGGTCAAAAGTGATGACGGTTATCAAGAAATCTACCAAGAGTTTGGAACTAACAAAAATATTAAAGTTCACACCGGTGACCAAATAAAAACTGGTCAAGCAATTGCTACTTTGGGACACTTAGCTGGTCACGAAATTCATGTCCACGTTGGTGTTTCTAAAGGTTCACTTTGGAATCATGGGGGCTATTCGCATAACGGCTGGTTTGATGTGACTAGGATGCACGGTCATTCTAATGGTAATAAGAAAGCTAACACCAAGCACAGCAGTGCATTATCTAAGCTAGTCGCCAAAGAGATCGCACCACAACTTAAGTGGGTAGGCAAGCACTTAGAAGACAGCAACGTTGAAGCAGGTGGTGCCGGAAATATCGGTGGTGCTGGTGTAAATCGCTGGATTCCATTAATTAAAAAAGGTGCTAAAGCGATGCACGTTGATCTGACTTCAGACAGGTTAAAACGTGTGCTTAATACAATGACACATGAATCACAAGGCGACCCAACTGTTTGGCAACACGGATACACTGACATTAATACCAACCGTGATCCAGCAAGAGGATTATTCCAATTCATTGGTACAACCTTTAAGCGTTATGCCTTGAAAGGGCATACTAACCGAGCTAATGGATATGATCAGATTCTAGCGTTATTTAATGATTCTAATCTTTGGTCTGATCTCCGGTGGAATGGTGGCTGGGCACCATCAGGTAATCGTAGATTTGCAAAGGGTGGTATTCCTCAAACTAACAAGGCTTCAATTGTTGGTGAAAAAGGTGCCGAACTCTTTATGCCAAACGTTTCCGGGCGAGTATTTACAGCTAAAGACACTGCGGTGATGGCAACCAACATGATGAAAGCTTCTTTGAGCGTTGGTAAAATGCTAAGAGAACTCGAACGAGTTATCAAGAAGCCAGCGGTTTCAGCTGCTAGTTATCGTCACGTTGCTAAAACTGAACCAACTTTCCACATTGAAACGCATGATAAATTTGAATTCAATATTGGTACTGGCGTTGAGTTAAATGAACGCACAATTACTAAGATGATTAAAAACGCGCTTAAACGGGAACGTCAGAATATGGCGCGCCAAATTATTGATCAGTTTGGGGGAACTAAGTGATGGCTGCTAAAACCACATATTTGAATACCAAACAATTAAAGAGTGCAATTAAACACAATAGCCTGCGTGCTCAACATGAGGGGAATCGTTCCTATCTCATCGGCGTACAGACTAAAGTTTTACAAGCTAAGTATGATAAGGCTTCCGGTAGTGATAAAGCGACACTAGGGCGGATGATTGAGACCTATAAAGGTTCACAGAAAGCTCATATTGCGGCGCATAAAAAATATGCTGCCAAAGTTAAAGCTGAAAAAGCAACTCTGGCGAAACGTTCTACTGCTGCCAAAGTTCAGGCAAATAAGAACAAGATAGCTGGTAAAATTGCGAACAACAAGCCCAAGTTTAATACCGGCCATATGATGCTTTATCGTACCGATGGCCATAGTAGTGCGATTGTGTTCATGTCGTCAGTGCCAGAATCCGAAGATAATACAGTGCAAGTTACACCGAACGCCTTACCCAAAGGTGAACCGACTGCCACCCATTCACAGCAAACCGAGAAAGATATCTCGATTACCGCCCGAATTATGGGGACAGACGCGCAACAGCGAACGGCGTTTAATCAATTGTTGAAGTGGAAAGCTGAAGGTTGTGAGATGACCTATAAAGGACGCATTTACTACAAGCATTGTTTGTTTACAGCACTTCACCGTGAATACAACAAAGACGAGACGGCTTTAACCATTACGTTCGGCTTGCAATTCATTGACTGGTCGGAATTAAAAACTAGCGGTAAAAGTGCCAGCAGTGGTACGAAGAGCAAGACAAACAACAAACCAACGGCAAAGAAGTATGTCACGACTAAACTTGGGACGACTTACGCTAGTTTGGCGGATGATTACAACACAACAATTGCAAAACTAATTTCGATGAATTCTTATAAGTCGGCAGTTAATGTTTTGCCGGTAGGCGTTAAGATTCGAGTTTCCTAGGAGGTGGTTAAATGGCGTTATTAGATACTGTAGACGTGAGTGAAGATGATTACGGTAATCCGTTTGATGTCGTTCTTGGCGGACGTGCCTATCGCATGGAAATAGATTTAAACAAGTTTGCCAATTTTTTGACAGCTCGTTTGTGGGATGCTGAGGGCAACGCCTTAGTTAATGGCGAGAAACTCGTAATTAATCAACGATTATTTGCCTCTCTTAATTCTAACGACTATCCGATTGAAGACTTGGTACCAATGGACGAATCAGGACAAGAGATCGAGTGTAATGGTGATAACTTTGGTGATACCGTCAAGCTAACGTTTGATGATCGGCCAGCTGATGGATCTGGCTTTGATACACCGGTTGCAGAAACCAATGACACAAGCAATGCTGATACAGATGACGATACGGATATTGATTTAGAGAGTGATAGTGATGAGTAATTTACTACGATTTCCAGTGCTATATTGCACAATAAAAACGACTGATGGCAAAACTTTAGAATTGGAAAACAACCTGCGACCCGGTTCGGATCTATTATTTACGTTTGACATTAACTTCAACATGGACGCCACGCCGCCAGAATCAGACGCATCGTTTATTAACACCAATCAATCCATAAGAAATTATCTAAAAGCCAAAAATCAGATTGCCTTTTATATCTCTTACGAAGCTTTTGGAAAAATGTTAATTGGAGCGGGCAAGATTAAGTCGGTTGAGCCGATTCAATACGATGGTGTGACAACAACCGTTCCAATTACTTTCTCTGCGGGTCAAGATTTCAGTAATATTTCAGCTAAATCTATTCAGAAAGAAAAAACTAAGAAAGTTGGCCACTATAAGCGAGTAAAAGTTAAAGTTAAAGGCAAAACTGTTAAGCGGAGAATTCATTACTATTCCGATGAGGATGGTAAAAAGGTTGGTCATTATAAAGAAGGCCATGTGCATATTGCCGGCAAAACCAAAATTAAGCGAACCCGTTACACCGTTAAGAAAAAGGTATACACTAACTTGTCGTTTAAAAAAGGGGTTAAGCCTTCGGTTGCGATTAAAAAGATTGCTAAGGAATCTGGTATAAAAATTTCATCCACGAAGTTAGCTGAAGATAAACCGTTTAAAAAAGGTTACACCGTTTCCGGTAAGCCATTGGATGCGATTAATAAATTGGTCAAACGATGCAAAAGTAAGATGTTCTATGATCGAGACAAGCTTAAGATTGATGATCTTAAAAAGAGTAAGAAGACTCACATTATTCTGGATTACACATCAGGGTTGTTAAGTGAACCATCCTATTCGGATGATTCCGACTCAGGCGAACAACTATACGAATCTTCATCCTATCTGTTGCCACAGATTTCTGTACACAGTACGTACGAGGTTCGTGGTGATTTTATTAAAAAGACACTAATTGCTCAAAGTGGCACTTATAGTTTTGACGGCACGCAGCCGACAATGACGGTTGATGGTGCCGTTGCTAAATGAGGTGTTTAAATTGACAAAAATTACAAATCCTTATAAAAAGGCTGCTCAAGCGATTGCTGAAGCGGCTTCTCGTGATAATCACAATTGCTTAGTCGGTAAAATTGTGAAATACGATAAGGCACATCACTTGGCAGATATTCAGCCGCTCCCTGAAGACTTGTCAGGCGACAAGATGGGAATTATCAATGATGTAACTGTTCCGTTTAGCATTTATTGGGTTGATGAAGTGTGGGATCATATGGCTGATTATTTAACTCCTATCTGTCCCAAAGATGGGGCCGGAATCATGAAAATAACGCCACCGCCTAAACGGCTGGTTCCGGGCACTGAAGTAACGATGATTATGCATGACTATTGTTTAGATGGTTATGAAGTTGGCAAAGGTTATTTTGGGCGTGAAGAAGATCCACGGGAACATGATCTAAACGATGCAATTGTCGTTGCAATTAATTAGGGGGTGGTAAGTTTGCGAGATTTAATGATTACATCATCTGGAGATGTAGCTCAGGATGATTTAACACATGATTTAGTTGAAGTTTCCGGTACTGATGAATTGATGCAGTCTTGTGCCGAGCTATTGGGAATTGAGCAAGGCGAGATGGATGAAATAGCACCCGATTGTGGCTTATCGTTAGACAACATTTTAGGGAAAGCTTATGACGATAATTATGCCGCCCAGGATATTTCAGACACATTGATGAATCAGGAGCCTCGAATAGACGCAGTTGACGGTATAGAAATCGCTCACGATCTTTCCCAACGGAGTAGCGTCATTTCTGCGAACGTTCATTCCTCGGAGATTCAAGACTCTGGTAATCAGTATGATGATCAAGGTAATTTGAAATTAACGGTAGGTGATAGCAGTGGCATTTGATGATACTGGTTATTATGTTGAAAGTTTCACCGAAGAAATTGGTAAGCAAACCACTATTTTCAAAAAGTTTTTGGGTGATGATATTAATATTGCTCCACAGTCTACGTATGGTCGCTTAATTCGAGCAATTGCTTATAATAACTGGAAAGAAAATCAAAAGCAGCAACAAGTCTGGCTGAATGCTTACGTGCAGTTTGCCGAAGGCGTTTCTCTCGATTACTTAGCTTATAATCGAGGGATTTTTCGTAACCAGTCGCAACAAGCAAATGCAACGGTAAACATTACCGGTACAAGTGCGGTGCTACTTGAGGGTGGAACTACCGAACTCATGACTGACGATGGTGCTTACTTTGTTTTAGTTGAAGATACCGTACTGTCTGACGACGATGGCGATGGTACGTTTACAGCCACTGCGTCGGTAGTTTCAGAAGATTATTCGAGTGATACCAATGTGCAAGCGCACACGATAACCGAGTTTGCGACACCGGTTGATGGCGTTGATACTGTAGATAATCCACAGCCAGCGGTTGGGGGTGCTGATGAAGAAACAGATGATTCATTGCGTCAACGAATTTTAGAAACCAACGTTGCTAACATCGGCTCAACGATTGATGGTATCTATACCGCCTTGGACAGTGTGAACGGGATTCGCGACAAGTATATTGATAATAATACTAGCGGCGTCACGGACGCTAACGGTACACCAGCGCACGCACTTCAAATTGTTGTCTATGGTGGCACAGATCAGGATATTGCCAATGCCGTGCGGAAAGCAAAAGGTGCCGGTACTCAAACATTCGGCAGCTTATCGGCAATTGCCTATGATATCGCTGGTACGCCCGAAACAATCTATTTTAATCGAGCAACAGAAGTCCCGATTTACTTTGCGATTACCGTTAAGGCAAATAGTAACTGGAATGCTGATAGTGGTACCGACGATGTGCTGAACGCTTTACAGAACTACGTAAACAGCCTACACATGGGACGGCCAGTTTATATCAGTTCAGTCTATGGTGCTCTAGCCCAAGTGCCCGGAATTGATTCGTTTACGGTTCAGATGGGCTTGGATAAAACAAAGTTAGCAGCCACCGATGTCACTTTAGGGATTACCCAAGCGCCAGTAGTTAATGCTGATGAGATCGAGGTGACAACAACCAATGGCTGATATTAAGCATGATGATAACTTGATTGAAATGGACGATACTCCCACAATGCTGAGCAAGATGAGTCGCCTAACTAATCAAGAGTATGGAAGTAAGTTTTATGAGTTGATGGATGCTATCTTATCGCGCTCTAAAGATTATGATATTGCTCTAGAGAAGATGAATGTTTTCCATTCGCTGGAGTATTTAACCGGTAAAGCGCTTGATTATTTTGGTGAACAGTTCGGTGTTTATCGGGCTGGAGCAACCGATGATTATTACAAGTTTAAAATTCGAGCGGCGATGATTGCGGCGACCGCAGACGGCACGTCAGATTCGATCATTAAGGCTGTGTCTTATATTTTGGGATGTCAATATTCTGATGTGCACATTGTCCAACCGTGGCAAACCGGTGGCGAAGCAAGAACAATCAACATTGCCGGCTTACCATTTCGATATGCCAGCGATCCAAACGCCGTACGATTTCTGACGGAGCAACTGGCAAGGTCAGCAGAGGCGACAACTCGAATTAATGGAACTGAATTTAACCAAATTGATGAGCAAAGCCTATATGTTGGAAATGCGGTAGTGACTCAAAGCCGTTTTATTATACAGAATCGAGGGATTAACTAATGCCAGCAACTTGGGGTAAAAATACGCTAACCAATCAAGCATTAACCATGATGAACCAAGCTTTAGGAATCAGTGCAATTACCTTTACTAAAGCAGTGACGATTACAGATGATATTACCGGTAATTCGGTTTCTCAATTACAAGCATTAACTAGTGTTAACTATAAACAATCGCGAACACCTAAAGCCATTGCAACACAAGACAACAAGTCTCGGCTAGGAGTAACCATTGATAACAGTGATGTGAATGAAGACTATGTTTACTATGGTGTCGGTCTCTATGCCAAACAAAATTCAACCAATCAAGAGGTATTATTCAGTGTTATTCCATTAACTGCCGGAGCAACGATGATTGCTAAAGAAAATAATTCGGCAACTGCTTCGATCTACTTGGATTTATACACCGATATTGTGCGTGGTACACAAGTAACCATTATGGTTTCAGACAGTGGCACTCTATCTCGTGAAGATGTTCAGCAAATGATTTCACAATCACTGGGAAAATATTTGGTTTATCCAAATGACACAGCTTCGACAGGCATTGATTTCGATACCATTTTAGATATCGGCATTACCAGAATTATCAACGATACGACTGTGTTAAATGCTCCAAGTGGTTTTTCGGGAACCGGCTATTTGACCACGATTGGTAGCGGAGATAAGACGGTGCCAATCGTGCAAACTTTAGATGACACAATTAACAGTATTCGATCAACTCGCTATTTCAATTCTACAACCAATGTTTGGAGTGAGTGGAATGCATACGCCAAGACAGTTGACGTTAATCAGCAACTGGATAAAAAGGTGAATATTGCTGATATGCGTAAACCAGCCAACGATGTAGCCGGAATTGAAGAAGTTAACACTAAACAAGATAAAATTGGTTACACACCTGCTGATGATAGCAAAGTTGTTCATTCAACTGTAACTCAATTAAATTCAACTGATATGAATACTGTTTTAACTGCTGGATTTTATCAGTTAAATAGTGGAACTAATGGGATGCCTAATGCGGATGCGTGGACAATTTATCAGGTAATTCCTTTGACTAGTTCAAATGGGGTTCAACTTGCATACGAAACGAATAACACTATTTTAGGAATGCGCTCTTGGAATCGTAACCCTGGTGTCATTACTTTTACTAGTTGGGTTCGGTTTGCCGACGATTCCAAAGTAGTTCATACTACCGATACATCAAACTGGCAAAAGCAGGCAATGTTTAATCCTGGAGATTACAAAATAGATACAACTAGTCCAACTACAGATTTTGCCACATTACTGAGAAGTAAATATGATAAAGCCGGCGTAGTATATATCCGTGAAAACAACGGACCTAGCTACATCACGGAATTCATTGATGCTGTCGTTATTTGCGAAGGAGGCGGTTATTGGTATGCATATGGGATTGGCACGAATGGCAATTTTGCGCACAGACAAATAACCCCAGCTTCTGATACTGGGTGGATTATTAATGCTGATGACAGTAAAGTAGCCCACCTATCTGGTGCTAACAACTTTGATACCGTTCCAACGGTTAATAATAATCCGTTGCTTCTCGCAAGCAGTTTACCATCTGACCTAGCACGAACGGGACAGGCTAACACATTTACAGCTGCACAGACATTCAGTATTGCGCCAGTCATAAATGACGCCTCGAAAGATAAGGGGGATAATCAGGCCGCTACTATGGCCGATTTGAAAAGCGTTGAGAAATCGGCTTGGCATGATTTAACAACCACTGACGTTAATGGTTCATTTGCTGTCGAAATTCTTTATCAAAAAATGATTTCGGAAAAGAAGCTAAGGTTTATTTTTATTGCAGATTATAAACAAGATAAAGATTTATCCAACTATAATTTGGCAATTGATTTATCAAAGATCATTACTAAATTTCAAACGCCATTTTGGTCTACCCAAAGATTAAGCACGATTAGTGACCATCCGGGTATGAATTATGATTTTAATGCTAACAACGGGAGTAGTTTAATCACCTGCTCCAAACCTATAAATTGGAATAAGAGTGCAGGCAGTCTGGTATTTGCAACGTCATTCATAACAACAAGAACAAATGGAGTTTTGAACGATACACTTTACGTTGATGGATTCGCTTAAAAGGAGGAATTAATATGTATAAACAATTAAATAATGCTCTCCTACATCTCTCAATCGGGAGGGGCGAATGATGTCTATGCTACCATCGCTTTCATAACAGCCTATTAATTAGAAAGAAGGAATTTTTATGACTTATTATGTAACACTTGATACTGATAAATAGGTATTCAACTTCAATAAAAATATGATATAATGCTCTTCGTGGATAGCAACGCCCCCAATGCTGCTATTCACACCCCAAAGAATATATTCCCCTCAGAATATATCTTTCCAAATTATATTCATATTTCTTATTCATATATCTCCATATATGACGTTACATCT